TGTTGTGCTGCACCTAATGTGCCAAGACCAGATATCTGTGCTCTACTAAAGTCTTGCGCTGCTGCACCTAATCCTCTTTGTTGATTAGCTATTGCTTGTTGATTTGCTAGATCTTGTTGTCTTCTTGCTGCTGCACTTTCAAAACCTTGTTGTAATAAACCTGCTTGTAAAGCTGCCCGATTCCTGTCACTTGCTGCAGCAAACTCTGCTAATTGTACACCTTCACGGCCACCACCAAATGCACCGGGTACACCAAGTGTAGCTGCTGCTTGTTGATTTTTTCTAATTTGAGCTTGTCTATCAAACTCATCTAAAGTTGTAGAAATAACTTGTTGTTGGTAAGGTGATTGATAAGATGCAATAGATCCTGCTACATCAGCTGCTCCTGCACCTGTTCCTGTTAAATCAATAGCTGCATCTGCTGCAGTTTTAGCTTTTGTTAAGAATGGTTGAAAAGATCCAAGACCACTTGCTAAATCTCTAGCATCTTTTTGTAGTTGTGTTTCAGGTGCAACTTGTGGTGCAAGTTCTGTCATACCTGCTTTTGTAATACCAAACTGTTGTGCTTGTGCTTGTCTTGCTGCAAACTGTTCTGCAGTCTCACCAGGTTGTTGTGTTTCTGCTGTTGTAACACTTGGTAATCCAGCTTGTCTTGTAAGATCAGCTAAAAATGTTTTTTGTGCTGCTTCTATATATTCTGGTGGTAATGTTCTTGTTTCTGTTATACCGCCTGTTTGATAATATCGTCTGTCCATTAAACTACCCTTCTCTCTAAATTTTTCATAGTATCATACATCTTTTGTGCTCCTTTTTCAATGCTGCCATTACCTGCTCCTCGAACAGCATCAGCAGTCATTACAAATTCATTTTTAGATAACATAGCTGGTACATCATCTGCTTTTTCTTTAATACCTACTGGTACAAAGCCACCTTTATCTCTATAATCTCTTTCCATAACTCCAGCTTTATTTGTTCTCATAATACCTGTTGGCATACCACCATCTCTAACATTGTATCTTGCAACAAATGCATCTCTACCTGCATCATCTAATTTCATATATTCTGGATCATTTGCAAAATAATTATCCATGTAATTTCTCATTTGTTTTCCCACTGCTACTTTTCTTGCAGCTAGATAATCTTCTATAGTTTCACCAGGTTCTTGTTCTCTAAACTCTCCTTGAAAATAACTTGCTAACAAAGAAGCACCTGCTGTAAGACCACCTGCTACTAATTGTGCTGCAACTCCTTCTGGTAATGCTTTAATACCTTTTGTTAATACATCTCCTGCTTTTGATAATAGACTTGGTTTATCACCAGTGGTTAACATTTCACCGCCTAACTTATCATCTGCGCCAAATACTTTTGGATCTGCTGCTTGTCTATCAAACAATCTACCAATAGGCCCTTGATCAAATCCAGCTCTTGTAAATCGTTGACGACCTAAAAAGTTTTCTGGAGCTTGAGCACCACCTAACATTCCTACTCCTCTACCAAATGCATAAGTTCCAATACCTTGTTTAAGTGCATCACTGATACTGCCTCTTTGATCAAATCTACCTATACCTCTCATCAAAGCTGCAGTGCCTGGAAAAAAAGGTGCAACTAATGGTGCAGCTTTACTTGCTACACTTGCAATTTCATTTGGTATAAGATCTCTAGCTTTATCTTTAATTTTACTAATAATTCCAAAACCTGTTCTACTGCCCATAGGTATACCTGTATAACCACCGCCACCAATGGTCATAATCCCACCTTTATTACGTAACTGTCTTGGCATTTTTGTTCTGTTAATCATATATGTTAAATTTTGTTTATATTAAAAAGGCAGGGATTTCACCTGAATTTACATTAATACTTGTTTTTTACAAGTAAATCAAGCTACGATGTAACTTCTCTAGGCTTAGATTCTAAGGCTGAAAGTATTACATGTAGTCTATTTGCTGTTGCTGCAGTCACTTTTAGTATCTCACTTTCTTCTAATACTAAAGGGGCTGATAGTAGTTCTGTTGTACCATTGGCTGATATGGATTTAGTCTTAAATACACTAAATACATTTGAGCTAGTATCTGTGATAGTCACTGTTATAGTATCTGCATTTCCAGAATCTTCAGATACCAATATAGACTTTACAATAGCTGTTGTAGCACTAGGCACCGTATAAAGTGTTGTAACTGATGTAGTTGTTAAATCTACTTTTTTATTTACAAATGAATTAGCCAAAGAAAAAAGCCTCCGACTCTGCTTCGTCTTTTAAATCTTGTTGATATGTAGTATTTAATTTTTGTACTATACTATCAACATCTCTTACAAAAGATTGTTGGGTTTGTTGATTATAATCTACATCTGGTTGTGTTAATGATTGTACAATTCTAGCCATTATCTTCTACCATCCGGTTGATAGTCTATTCTAAAAGTTCCAACTTTCCAAAACTGACTCGTACTTGTATTATCAATCTTTAACGATATTGATCTAGCTCTAGCACGTGTATCTATTTTTTGTGTGCTTGAAGTAATAGTAAATGGACCTAATGAAGAACTAACTTGAGAGTCATTTGGAAAATCTCTTAAATTTAATGTAACTCTAGTATCACCTGTTTGTGCTAAAAAATCTGGTATCACTCTTCTTATTTTCATCATAAATTCACCATCACCCGGTAAACCTTCTTGACCTATATCAAAATCTCCAGATTCTATGTTTGCTGTAATAGCAGTTGTTTGACCTTCTTTAACTTGATTGAGTCCTGTTTCATGTTCATAGTAAGTTGATGTACCATCACTATTACCAAAAATATAATTAACATCTGTTGATGCAGTCGTACCATCAGAATCATATTCTGTTGCATGTGGTTTACCAAATACTGCTGAGTCTTGCCATGCGGATCTTGCTAATGTTCCTGTAGTCCACACTGGTCGCTCGGGACTTGAATCCAGATAATTATATGTAACAACTCTGTTAACTGTGCCAGAACTTGAACTTGGATAGAACCACATAACTTCACCAAACAAGTTATTTAATCCTGCATTAATATGTTGTTTAGGAGTTGTATTAATATCATCATAAACAAAGTCTTCAACTAAACATGGTAGTGATTCTAGTTTACCAGTATACCTAAAGAAACCATTTTCTGACATCCAATAAGCAGCACCGTCAACTTCAACAGCTGCGTTCTGTCCTATTAATCCACAGTTTGTACCAACTTGTTGGAATGAGAATGTAAATGGTGGACCAACAAAACGCATAATAAATAATGCAGTATCAGTCCAAATGTAGATTGCATCCCTACCTCTAATCGCTCCAACAATTTTAGATCCATCTGCAAGTCTTTGTGTGCCTGCAGTATTAGTAGCTGTTGGTGTATAAGTATTTATATCTTCTTGGTCCGAGAATCTAATAAACATTTCATCTTGTGTAGAAGATGTGCCAATAGTTGTTTCTGTACCAAAAAATATTAAGTGACGATCTGGTGTAGATACTAAACTAAATGCTGATGCTGTTGGAGCATTTGTTATAATACTTGCTCTTGTATCTGTTGCACCTGTTGGATTTGAGTTCCATTCAAAACTTTCACCACCATTAATTGTTGCAATTAATTTATTACCTAAATTATCTAATGACCATAAACCTGGTGCAGTTACAATATCTCCTGATGCTGCAGCATTCCATGCAAAGAAATTAGATGCATCAGTCACTGTGTCACCAGATGAATGTGATGCAGCTGTCGTACCACTCGCACCTCTTGTTAATCCTGTTAAACTACCACCACTATTTCCTGTATAGGTAATTAATTCATTATCAATTAATACAGTTCCTGATGATGGAAATGAAGTTGAACTTGCCATTGATAAAGTTGTAACACTCGTATTTATTGATGAAGATAATGTAGACGTAAACTGTCCTTGTTTTTGTCCACCCCATGATCCAAGGCCCCAACCTGTTGATGCAACCTCAACTGCTGGTCCAACTGGATAGTAATGTTTAACCCGAATACCGCCTGATGTAGTTGCACCAGATCCAGATTCATTAGATCCAGTATCAATTGTTAGTGTTGTGTCAGTTGGAATTGATGTTACCATAAATTTATTATCATCAAAATTTGATGAATTAAAATTAGAATTAGTAATAGATGTAAAATTATCTAATAATATAATATCAAACTTGTTAATATTGTGTGCAGATGCAAAAGTTAAAGTTACTGTAGATGAACCATTTGTTGTACTAAAAGCTGATGTTAAAGTTGTTGTGGTTTTTATTGGATGTATGTCATAAAATATACCACCGGAATATGCATATAAAATTCTATTAGTTCCTAATGCTGCATACTTAATACCAGATGAATTAACAAAATGATGAATAGCTGTATTACGACCAGTAATATCAATTGATCCTAGTTGTGCCCAACCACCTATTTTTTCAGGACTACCATATCTAAAACGAACATTGTCACCTGCAACCCATTGGCTTTCACCACCTGTTGAAGTAACTTGTTTATTGAATCCTGGTGCAAATTTTACTTTTTGTAACATATAACCTCATTGTATTACATATTCCTTATTGGTGGAATACCTAACATCGGCCTTTTGTCA